GTATAAAGACATAGCAGAGAAATATGGAGTTACTCTTAATACAGTAAGATCGTGGAAAACACGGTACAAATGGAATCGAAAAAGTGTGCACACAAAAGAAGAAAAAGTGTGCACACAAAATGAGCAATCGAAGAAAAAAGGTGCGCCCTATAAAAACGAAAATGCTGCAGGTAATCGTGGCAACAGGAATCCTAAATGGGGTAATAAGAATGCAGTTGGTCATGGTCCTCCGAAAGGAAATGACAATGCAACTACTCATGGTTTGTTCAAAAAGATAATTCCTAACGACGATCCACACGCAATGGAATTGCTTGATGAAATACAAAACCATACGGAAATAGATATGTTGTGGAATTCCATTCAGCTGCAATACTTCAATATCCTCAATTCACAACGTATTATGCATGTTCGTGATAAGGATGATATGTCAAAAGAGGTTGTTAGTGAATCAGAATCAGGTGAGTCTTATATGGTTCAGTTTGCATGGGATAAGCAAGCTAATTTACTCACTGCATACGCAAGAGCCATGACTACATTAACTTCTATGATAGAGCGCTTTGATAAGCTAGCTAATATAGATGATGAAAGAAGATTGAAATTAGCACAAATGAAACTAGGTATTGAGAAGACGGAAGCCGAGGTCAAGGAACTTGCAGACGAATCCAGCAATGGTAATCGCGTCATCATTGTAAACGATAAGGAAGCCATGAGAAAGGCGATGCAAGATGAACAAGACAGTTAATATCATGGATTTGATGAACAGCAACTTCTATTCTCTATGGTTGGCTGAACAGTCTCACATCGTCGCAAAGGGCGGACGTTCTTCCATGAAATCATCGGTTATTTCCATGAAGCTTATAACAGACTTCTTAGAGGATGACCAAGGGAATGTAGTTTGCTTAAGGAAAGTTGGTAAATACCTTTCAACTTCTATTTATGAGCAAATCAAATGGGCTATTTATATGCTTGGTGTCGAAGGTGAGTTCATCTTCGGTAAATCTCCACTTATTATAAGGCACAGAAGAACTGGAACTTCTTTTTATTTTTACGGTTGTGACGATCCATTAAAGCTTAAGTCTGCAAAGATTGCTAAAGGATACGTTATGGCGTTATGGTACGAGGAAGCTGCGGAGTTCGCGGGTGTAGAGGATATAGATATCGTTGAAGATACATTTATCCGTCAACAAATCGAAGGTAAAGAAGTAAAGGTGTACTTCTCTTATAACCCACCAAGAAATCCTTACAGTTGGATTAATGAGTGGTTGGATAGCAAAGCTGGTGACGATGATTATTTCATTCATCATTCAACTTACATGGATGATAAAAAAGGATTCTTATCTCAGCAGATGATTAGGAAGATTGAGAAGTATAAGATACATGACTTGGATTATTGGCGATGGATGTATGGTGGAGAAGTCATTGGTCTAGGTGATATGGTCTACAACATGAACAACTTCAAGAAAATAACCCAATTACCTGAAGATGATGATTTAATCCTTATCGATATCGCAATAGATACAGGACACCAAGTATCTGCCACTACGTATCTAGCATTCGGATTAACGAAGAAAGGTAACGTTATACTGCTCGATACGTATTACTATTCACCTGAAAACAAGGTAGTCAAGCGAGCTCCTAGTGAGTTCTCGACAGACCTAAACAAATTCGTTACCGATGCTACAAAAGAATTCAATAGATACATCGATAAACAAACAATCGATTCTGCTGAAGGTGGATTACGTAACCAATACTTTAAAGATTATGGCATTAGATTGCATCCAGTAGCAAAAAAGAGAAAAGTTGAAATGATTGAAAACGTCTATGACTTATTGTCGCAAGGACGTTTTTTTATTTTGGATACTGAGAACAACAAGATATTTTATGAAGAACACAAGAAATATCAATGGGAAGCGAAGACATTAAAAACTCCAAATCCTGAAGTTATAAAGGTAGACGATCACACAGCGGATGCATTTCAGTACTATGTGAATGATAATCTACAGAAATTAAACCTCAAATATTAGTAAGGGGGTGATGCGTTGTTTAAAAGACTCATCTCCGGCATAAGGCAGGTGTTATATAAAATGGGCCTAATTCGTGGGATTAAGAAGATATCTGATAAAAAAGACATACCTATTAATGAGGAATCCTACAAACATATCGATATGTGGAAAGCGTTATACAGAGGTCATTATGACGATTGGCACAATGTTAAGTATCATACGATTGAAGGGCAGAAAAGCAGGACAATGGCATCTCTCAATATGGCGAAAGTCATATCGCAGGAGATGGCTGCTCTTATCTTCAATGAGAAGTGCTCGATTAATATTTCTGATGACGTACTTTCCGATAATATCAAGAATGTCTTAGATGATAATAACTTTATCAAAGAGTTTCAAAGGTATTTAGAGTACACATTTGCTTTAGGTGGAATGGTTATTAAAGTTTACTGGGACGAAGGGATTAAGCTTTCGTATGTCACGGCAGACTGCTTCATTCCGATTGCGTGGGATAACAAACATATCACTGAAGGTGTATTTTTAAATGAAATTTCTAAGGGTGATAAGAAGTATACACTACTTGAATGGCACTTAATTGAAGGTAAAGAACATGTAATTAAAAACGAATTGTACGAGAGTAAGAATCAAGGTGATTTAGGTGTAAAAGTCACTTTATCTACTCTGTACCCTGATTTGGATGAAGAAGTGCGTATTGAAAACTTATCTAAACCTATGTTTGTGTACTTCAAACCAAATACAGCCAACAACTTAGATATGAGTTCACCGCTTGGCATATCGATCTATGCTAATGCCTTAGGGACGCTGAAGTCACTTGATATCGCATTCGATAGTTTTCAACGCGAGTTCGTTTTAGGTAAGAAACGTATTATGGTACCAAATTCAGCAATTAGAACAGTTGTTGATCCACAAACAGGTATACCTTTGAGATATTTCGATGCTACTGACGAAGTATATGAAGCGATGAATTTTGAAGATGGCGCTAAGCCAATCCAAGATATATCAGTTGAATTAAGAGTAGAAGAACATACTGCTGCTATTAATGCACTATTAAACTATGTATCAATGCAAGTTGGCTTTTCTGCTGGAGCATTTAGCTTTGACGGACAAGGTGTTAAAACAGCAACTGAGGTTGTAAGTGAAAACTCTAAGACGTTTAGAACAAAGCAATCTCACGAGACCGTTATAGAGGATGGTATTCGTGATTTAGTTGACATTATTATCGAAATCGCCGCTTTATATGATGAGTTTGAGAGTATGGATGACTATGAAGTTACTGTTACCTTTGATGACTCTATTGCAGAAGATCAGACCGCTGAGATTAATAAGCAAGTTACACTTGTTATGAATGGTTTAACAACTAAAAAGCTAGCAATTATGAAGATACAGGGTGTATCTGAAGAGGAAGCAAAGAAAATCGTAGAAGAAATTCAAAATGAGAATAAAATGGTTATGCCTGAAGGAGTAGATTTCTTCGGTATGGACAATAAACAACAGAATAATAGTTCAGGAGATGAAGGGTAATGGCACTCCCTCCTGAGAAGTTACAGCAACTCTCTATATTTGTAGTGGATATCTACAATGCAATCGAAGAAGAGTTGCTTTTAAATATGGCCAGAATGCTCAAGTACGATAGGGAATTGCTATTAACTGCTGAGGATTTCACAGAGTACCAACATTGGCGCATAGTTCAGCTAAATAAGTTGGGTAAGTTGAATCAACAGCAAATGGATACAATCTCTCGTCATAGCGGTAAAACAGCGGATGAAGTTAGAAAGATGTTAGAAGGTGCTGGTTTCACAGCAGTTGAACAACATGAACCGTTATATCAGGAAACAGTACAATCAGGAATTTTACCCGCTGCTCCTGCAATGCATACAAGTGCCGCGCTAATTGGCATCCTTAATGCTTACGAGCAACAAGCGTTAGATACGTTGAACCTTGTAAATACAACAATGCTGAAACAGTCCCAACAGGTTTATCTGGATGTTTTAAATAAGA